TCAAACGGGCGAGGGCTGAATAATGTCGAACCTGGGAACACTCACGCTAGACGTGAACGCAAACACGGGACCATTCACGCAGAAGCTGAAGCGGGCGAAAACGGAGACGGGCGGATTCGCGAAGGCTATTCGCGGCAATGCAGTCGGGGCAATGAAGTCTATGGCTCGCGGAATGACGAGCCTCGGAATGGCGGCTGGAAGGCTGACCCTGAAGATGGGCGCATTAGGCGTGGCGGCAGCGGCTGGCCTAGCCGTGTTCTCGATCAAAGCTGCCGCCGATCTCGAATCGACAGCAGTCGCATTCAGGACGTTAATGCGAGACGCCGTCAAAGGCGACAAGATGGTGGCGAAGCTGTTCGACTTCTCGAAAAAGACTCCGTTTGAGCCTACCGAAGTGTTTGGCGCGGGTAGGCAACTGTTGGCGGCTGGCTTCGAGGAGGGCGAGGTAATTGAACGTGTTCGGATGCTCGGTGATATCGCAGCGGGCTCGCAGACCAAACTAGATGAACTTACGGCAGCATTTGCGCAAGTTGGGGCAACTGGACGCGCAGACCTTGGGGATATCAATAAGATCGCTAATCGCGGCATACCGCTATATGCTGCACTCGCGGAGCAGATGGGAGTGACTAAGGGCGAGATCCGCGACCTCGCGATGGATGGGAAGATCGGACTAGCCGAATTAGAGGGAGCGATGCGGCTGATGACAGGCGAGGGAGGCGTGTTTTTTGAAGCGATGTCTGCTCAGTCAAAAACGCTCAACGGATTATTTTCGACCCTCAAGGGCAACATTAATGCAGCGGCGGCTGAATTTGGCACAGTGCTAACAAAAACAACCAACCTGAAGAATGTTGTAAAGGAGATAAGTGACGCAATCGCAGACGTGGACTGGAAAGCGTTCGGGGAGACATCGAGCGAAGGATTCTCTGCACTCCTGATCTCGATGCAGGCAATAGTCAAGGGAGTTGGGTTCGCGGTCGCCGGGTTTGAGAATTTGCAAGCCGCCATTGTGCGGGTACAGATTGCCTCTGCCAAATTCGCTGAGCTTTGGGATCCGGCAGGTGGGATCCGAAAATTGCAATCGATGGATCCGACTGGTGGTTGGTTAACATCGGGGGCGGCGACATTCGGTCAGGCGGGTGCCAGTTCCGCCGATCTCGTGGCGTCTTCCGAGGCCACACTGAAGGAATTGGAGGCCAAACGAGCAAAGAGCAGGGCTGCGTTCATTAAACTGGAAGCGGCTATGCAGAAAGCAGTTGACGCTTCGCTTGCTCCACCGGCTAGAAAACTGAACATAGAAAGAATCGAAGCCGAAAGAGTCAAGACCTTGCGGCACGACAAGCCTATGCCGGAAACACCAATCGACGATCGCGTCGTAGGCTTGCTGGATAAGATCCTCGCAGAACTGAAGAACCCCAAAATCAGACAAGCTCGGCTGGCTTAAGGCTTTTGGGTAGTCTGCTTGAGGTCTTACAGACAATGCGAGACACGAGTGTCTTGTGTCTCAGTTTTTGTCGAAGTCCTTGTGTTCATTTCTTCCGGTTTCTTCCGGTTTCTTCCGGTTTATGGTGTTGACACTGTGCTTGGTTGTCGATAAGGTGTGTATATAAGACATCAACGCAACGGAGAACAACATGCACGCCAGCAAGACCAAAGCACCGAAACTGACCGCCGGAGCCGCTTACGGGATCGAGCACTTGGTCGCGCAAGACCTGGTGCAACGGATCGGCGAGCTGCTTTTCGACGACCCCGCGCTCGGCGACGACGAGCGGACGATCAACTGGGCCGACGTTGGCAGCCTTAGCGAAGTCAACAGGCGACTGTCCTCGGTCGTCGCATTCCTCGAAGGCAACGAAGAGTAGCTACCGATTGAACTGCGGCGGATTCGTCCGCAGGCAGGACATCATCGACTACGCCGCGAAGATGTAGTTTCGTTTACTCAGGAGGTTCGGTAAATGGAAGTCAAGGGCAGAGTGCTCAAGAAAGCACCAGTCGGACGGTCGCCCATCTATCCTTGGGATAAATGGTGCGACGGTCAGTGGTGGGAAGTTAAGCCGATCGAGTTTCGCAAGACAGTGAGTCAGGTGAGGCAGTCGATCTACCAGCGAGCCCACCGAATGGGCCGAAAGGCTCAGGTCACTGTCACTCATAACAAGACGCGCCTCGCGTTTCAGTTTTACGACGAGGAGGAGGCTTAGCATGTTGAGTCTGACGAGGAAATCTGGCGAAGCAATCCGCGTAGCTATCGATGGCAAGGTGTTTACGGTCAAGGTTTCAAACATTCGCGGCGGCAAGGTCTGCTTGGGTATCGACGCTCCGCAGGAGTTTCAGATTGCTCGCGACGAGTTGCCGCCGATGCGGCAGCATCCAGCAGCCTAGCCAAGGACGTTGAACGGACTCACACGCCGCAGCGGGTGCGACGGAGTCGCAAACACAACCCGCTGCGTGGTTCTTACTCGGAGGCAATCAGGATGCCATTAGTTCTTACGTCGTCAGCCATTGCAATCGGCGTTGCCATTGGCCTCACCGTTGCGTGCTGGATCGAACGGAACGAAGGATGAACTTGACGATACATGCGTGAGATAGACGCGCATGCCCGTCACCGCTCGGCTTGTCGCAGGGCTGGTGGCGGGATCATACAAGGAGGGCTGTACGGGTGTGGATATTAAGCGAAGAAGAGGTGAACGAATTACGAGAATGGTGCGCTAAATACGGATCGGGTAACTGCTGGACGGGAACTAGCGGGCGGATTGCCTTGCTGATAATGAAGATACTAAAGGAGTCGGAGCAGTGATATATCAGGAGTTTCTAGATTCAAAGGCTCATCTAGAGGGCGATTTCGGATTTGATCCGATATGGCTTCCTGACTTTCTTTACGACTTTCAAAAGCACTTAGTCGAGTGGTCGGTACGTAAAGGCAGGTCGGCGGTCTTCGCTGATTGCGGACTCGGCAAGACTCCGATGCAGTTAGTGATAGCTGAGAATACTGTCCGCAAGACTAACGGGAGGGTATTGCTGCTTACGCCTCTGGCTGTTTCGTATCAAACGCTTAAAGAGGCGGCGAAGTTCGGCGTTGAAGCGGTGAGGGCGAAGGACGGAAGGTTTGCTGCATCCGCCAAGATAGTCATCGCGAACTATCAGCAGCTTCACAAATTCGACTCTTCTGATTTCTGTATGCTCATTTGCGACGAGTCAAGCGTGATTAAATCAGACGATGCGGTGACCACTAAGTCAGTGAGGGAGTTTAGCCGTTCGATGAAGTATCGATTCCTTTGCACTGCTACACCATCACCGAATGACTTCCATGAGTTAGGTACGTCTTCGGAGACTCTTGGGGAGCTGGGATACAGGGATATGATTGGCCGATTCTTCAAGCAGGAGACAGGAAAGGATCACCGTGGATGGGGCAGAGTTAAGTACAGATTTAAGGGGCATGCCGGGCAGCCGTTCTGGCGATGGGTATGCTCATGGGCCAGGGCATGCCGGAAGCCTTCCGACTTAGGATTTGAGGATGGCGAGTTCGTTCTACCGGAACTGGAAGAGCGAGAGATAATTATCGACTGCAATAAGCCCATGCCTGGACATCTATTTGCTCGGCCTCCTACTAACATGAGAGAGCACAGATTTGAGCGTCGGGAGTCTCTGGTAGAGCGGTGCGAGCGAGCGGCGGCGGAGATCATCGGGCACGACGGATATTCTCTTTCATGGTGCCATCTGAATCCCGAAGCTGACCTAGTTGAGGAACTGGTGCCTGATGCGGTGCAGGTTAGCGGTTCTATGCCGGATGACCAGAAGGAAGAGCGATTGCTGGCTTTCACATCAGGCGAGATTAAGACCCTAGTAACCAAGCCTAAGATAGGCTGCTGGGGACTCAACTGGCAGCACTGCCATCATCAAGTAATGTTCCCTAGCGACTCGTTCGAGCAGTACTACCAGGCAGTCCGGCGGTCATTGCGATTCGGCCAAGTTCACGACGTGACGATTAAGATAATCACGACCGAAGGCGGCCGTGGCGTTCTGGCGAACTTGCAACGGAAGTCGATGCAATCGGAGGGGATGTTTAGATCACTGTCTAAGTTTATGAATGAAGAAACTCGAATCAGCCGCACTCAGTATGCCGGTGAAGAAGAGAGGATTCCTGAATGGCTACGTTAGATCAGGTCGCCACCGGTCAATACGCGATATTTCACGGTGACTCGGCCGAAGTATTGCAGTCGATGCCTAGCGAGTCGGTACATCTTTCCATCTACTCGCCGCCGTTCGCCAGCGACGGAGGGGGGTGCCTGTTTAACTACTCGTCTTCTGATCGCGACCTATCGAACTGTCGGACATATGAGGAGTTTTTCGATCACTACGAGTTTATCGTTTCGGAGATCGCGAGGCTGACTCTACCTGGCCGCATATCCGCAGTTCACTGCATGGACACTCCCAAAGATGGCGCGAATATCTGCGGGTATCAAGACTTCCCAGGCGACATCATCAAGCTGCATGAGAAACACGGATTTGAGTACACGCCTCGAATCTGCATATGGAAAGAGCCTCTAGCGGTCCGCAATCGAACTATGACGAAAGCCCTGGCTCATCGGCAAACGGTAGACGACTGTTGTCAGGTAAACGTAGCTGCTTCGGACTACCTGATACCGTTCAGGAAGAAAGGAGACAACCCCATTCCGGTTACGCATCCGACAGGCTTTAGCGAGTATCACGGGAGCAGTGAAATACCGGAAGAGTTAAAGCGGTTCAGGCGATGGAAAGGAAAGCAAACGGAAAATAGATACTCTCATTGGATTTGGCGAAACTATGCGTCTGGGGTATGGGACGATATCCGAGGGAATATGGGGAATGCCAAGGCGGATAAGGGGTCGGTTCTGGCGTACAAGGAAACGAAAGTAGAGGGCGACGAGCGGCACATGCACCCATTGCAGCTTGACGTAATAAGTCGAGCGGTCGATCTATGGACTAATACAGGCGAGACAGTATTGACTCCATTTATGGGAGTCGGGTCGGAGGTGTATGGGGCTGTTGTTAACGGCCGTAGAGGGGTTGGCATCGAACTTAAGCAAGCATACTACCGGCAGGCCGTAAGACACATGGAGAGCGCTACAGGCGACGATCCGCCAGAACAGGGAAGTCTATTCTAGTCAGACTCCGATCTGATCATACAAGGAGGGGCAATCGATGGATTCGGTCAACGTGATTTTACTCACTAAAGGCAAAGAGAAGTGGTTCTTTGTGTACGAGGACGGGCTCGAGGCTGACGTGTTGAGATTGCTCGGACGCTACGCCAGCAACCCCGATCTCGATTTCACTTGGTACGACGCTGCTGCTCTCAGTCTAAAGGTCAGGGCGAATGAAGATTTGGCAAACGATACCGGCCCGGACGACATCAGTACGTTTGACGCCGGGCCAGCGGTACTCGGCCCACAAGCCTCGCGATTCAGGCTCCCAGGGTGACGCGATGAAACAAACGAGCATGTTTGGCGAGTTCGAGCAGCAGCGACTGACCGAACAGGCAGCAGTCGAGTCCGCGCCGTATCAGTCGCATTCGCTCGAAAGTAAAGATGCGGCCGAGTCGATCCTGCCAGCGGCAGGGACTCTCAGACGGCGCGTCTACGACTTCATCGCAATGCGCGGGAAGTTCGGGGCGACAGACGAAGAGGTACAAACCGCACTAAGCATGAACCCATCAACGCAGCGACCGAGACGAATTGAATTGGCACAGGCTCGCTGCATCGTGGCGAACGGACATCGGAAGACGAAGAGCGGGCGAAATGCGACTGTCTGGAGGGTTACAGGTGCAATTCAAGCCGAGTGATGTGGTTCGCACTGGCAGCGCCACGGCGATCGTGATTGAGGACAGAGGCGAGCGACTGTTCGTTGTCGGAATGGTCGGCAAGTTCGGGCCGTTTAGGCAGCATTGGATCAAACGGATTAATGGCAAGGATGTGATCACGAATGACACCACTCGATACAGCAAAGCAAAGCGTCAGCAGCGAAGACCGGCCATTTCAAGCGGCGATGATTCGCGGAATGCTTGATGCGTATGACGCGCGATGGGGCGACATTCAATCGGACATCAATGTTCGAGAGATCGAGAAACAATACTACTCGGACCTGCCGAACGTCCGCTCTAACGGACGCTCGCGCACGTTTCGACTTGCGGGCAAACTCGACAAACTGACCGAAGAGAATCAGACGGTCACGCTCACCGACCACAAAACTACTCAATCGGATATTGAAGATCCGAATTCGTCGTACTGGCGGCAGATCGAAGTCGAGGGGCAGCCTAATCAATACGAGCTACTCTTGCTCGCAAACGGCATCAAGGTCGATCAGGTGATTTGGGACGTAGCTCGCAAGCCAGGGATCAAGCCGAAGGCAATCGCAAAGAAGGATGTCGCTGAGTTGGCATCGCTTCATACTTATTGCGGTCAGCGTATCGAGTGCGAAGCGTTCGAGGGAATGAAAGAGACGCCGGAGCTGTTCGAGTTGCGCGTAGCTCAAACACTAACGGTGCAAGGTGAGAAATATTTTCAACGGCGATCGGCAAAGCGGACCCGAAGCGAGTTGGCTGAGTACGCGACCGAACTCTGGGACATCAGCCAAGAGATCATCTCGGCGCGTCGGCTGAATCGTTGGTATCGGAACTCTGGCGCCTGCATGCTCTACGGCTCGCCCTGCCAGTATCTGGGTATCTGCTCAGGTGCAGACACGCCAGACAGCGACCGCTGGGAACGCAAGGAGTCGGTACACGAAGAACTGGAAGTTGACGGCGACGGTCGTGATCTGCTGACTAATTCTCGGGTGCGATGCTTTCAAACCTGCCGCCGCAAGCACTTCTACCAATACGAACTTGGAATTAAGAGAGTCGAAGTTGAGGACCGCGAACCGCTCATCTTCGGTACAGCGTGGCATGCGGCGATGGATTGCTTCTGGGAGGCAAAGAACATGGAGAGGATAGAAAATGAACGTAGGTGACAAGATTGGCAAGCTGGAACTTGTTGGCAAACCGTTTCATATGACAACAGGAAACCGCATGCGACTTCACGGAATGTTTCGTTGCGATTGCGGACTGGAGAAGGTCATCAATATTGACAGTGTGCGATCTAAAAACACTCGCAGTTGCGGGTGTCTATTGCGAGAGAGGTTGACGACGCATGGAGTAGCTACGCATCGACTCTATATCACTTGGACATCAATGGTCAGGCGATGCACGAACGAAACGGACAAACGATTCGAGAGCTATGGGGGGCGAGGAATTTCAGTTTGCAGTGAGTGGCACGACCCAAGAGTATTTGTTGATTGGGGTAAACGAAACGGCTGGAAGCCAGGGCTTCAGATAGACCGAATTGACAATGACGGTCACTACGAACCATGCAACTGTCGCTTTGTGACACCCGAAGCCAATGCAAATAACAGGCGAGACAATGTTTGGGTTGACGCCTTTGGCGAACGAAAGACCGTAGCTCAATGGCTGCGAGACCCTCGCTGTTCTGTTGCTAGAGAGACGCTTTACCACCGCATTCAACGCGGTGTTTCGGCTGAAGAGGCGATTACCAATCCAGCCAATTAACATCCTCGAAGAAAGGTTACTGAATGAACACAGCAACGAAGAATCGGCCATCGAGGTCGTCTGACATGCTGCGGGACTTCCTAAGCGAAGTCAGTACGGAAGTTAAAGAGAGGCCGTCAGCGAGCGTGATGTACGCGCCGCCAGGTCTCGGCAAGACATCGTTTGGGGCAGCAATCCCTGGCGCCGTCTTTCTCATCGACGCTCAAGAGTTGGGTATCGAGACGCTGAAGCGATCCGGCCAGGTGCCGGGTGAGATCCCGGTTCTGCCAGTCGCGAAAGACTGGGCGATGGTCCTGGCGATTCTCAAGCAGCTCGCCACCAGCAAGCACAAGTACAAGGCTCTCGTCATCGACACGATTGGCGGGCTCGAGCGACTCTGCCATCAGTTCGTTTGCGACACGATGTACGGCGGCAATTGGGGCGAGAAGGGGTTTGCGGGATACGGTCGCGGGTACGAGTCGGCATTGCCTGAATGGCGGATGCTGCTCAACGCTCTTGACGATTGCCGCGACTCCGGTCTGTCAATCGTCTGCCTCACGCATTCGATTGTGAAGCCTCACAAGAACCCGCTTGGTGAGGACTACGATCGCTTCGTACCTGACCTGCATCACAAGACGTGGAATCTGACCCATCGCTGGGCCGACATGGTTCTGTTCGGCAACTATCACGTTGAGGTTGACGACAGCGGATCTCGGGCGAAAGGCAAAGGCGGGCACGATCGCGTCTTACACACCGAGTATTCGGCAGCATTCGAGGCGAAGAATCGCCACGGGCTGCCTGAAGAGATCTCGATGGGCGACAGCGGCAAAGCGGCATGGGCGAATCTGGTAACAGCAATGAAGGAGGCGCGGAACTAATGGCACATTACGAAAAAGGTCAGTACGACTGCCAGATTCATTCTCACTACTTCGGTGAGTCCAAGCTGAAGAAGACTCCGTTCCTGGCGTTTCGATTCACTCCGGCGGGAGGGGAGTACGAGAGAGAGGTTCTGCTGTACCTGACTCCCAATACGGTTGATCGAGCGATTGCGATTTTGCGGGAGATGGGTTGGCATGGCTCGCGATTCTCGGAGTTGGATCACGTCAGATTTAACGGCAAGCTCGTAGTGCTTGATTGCACTCACGAACACTCGAATGGGAACGATTACGACAAGTGGGATTTCCCGAGGCCGAAGTCCGAGAATGGATCGGTTAATGATCCTGCGGTTGCCAAGAAACTCGATGCGCTGTTCGGGAGCGAACTGAAGAAGACCGCGACAGCGAAGGCGGCTGAGACGGTACCGGCGGATGCGGGCGACGTTGAGGGCGACGATATCCCGTTCTGATTTGACGATTTACCGGGCTCGGCCGTGGCATGGCGGGGCAAGGCGCGGCGGGGCCGGGCTCGGCGTGGCAAGGCTCGGCGTGGCATGGCAAGGCATGGGGTCTATGACCATTTAACTACTCATCTTAAGGATCAAAGATGCGACTTTCATTTGAACTGACTGGACTTACACCGTTACTCCTCCACAACGATGACGTTGATATGGCGGACATGTTAAACGCATGGCGGAAAGATCCAAAGAACAAGAACCTAAGCAAACCAGGCGACGACAGATCGCCTCCCTGGACTTGGCAGGCGTACCTATATCACGACGGCGAGCATGTTTGCCTACCGTCTGACAATCTCTGGACGTGTTTCCGCGAGGCGGCGGCCAGCGTCCCGATGAAAGGCCAGAAGTCGTTCAAGGAGTCGGCTGCGGCTGGGATCTATTTCGAGCAAGAGTTTCTGCCGATCAAAGTGGATGGCGGGCGACAGGTTGAACTGTCCGCTATCGAGCAGGTTCGCGACAATACCTATCCCGAACAAATACAGGCTGCGAAGTCATTGGGATTCGAGTTGTTTGCCAAGCGTGCTCGCGTTGGAACCTCGAAGCATATCCGTGTTCGTCCGCGATTCGTTAACTGGCGATTGTCGGGGACTGTACTGGTAACGGCGGACGAGTTGACGCTTGAGGTTCTGAACTCGATTGGCGACATCGCTGGGCGATATAAGGGTGTTGGTGACGGTCGGCCAAGCGCTAAGAAGCCCTGGCCGTATGGCAAGTTTCAGATTCAATTTTCGGAAGCCTAACGCGGCCGGGCCGGGCTAGGCACGGCTGGGCGGGGCAAGGCAGGGCGGGGCAAGGCGTGGCAAGGCATGGGGTCTATGACCAATCACATAAAAACACTAAAGGGATGACATGAGCACAGAAATCAAAATGACATCAGTTCGGCAACAAAAGGAACTAACTCGCGAGTCGATTACAGAACTTGAATCGCAAATTCCGAAGCTGAAACTACTCAACGACATGACGATGGATAAGCCACGGGGATACACGATCGAGAAGAAGCAGATCGAGGCGATCACAGGCATTGACCCTGAGCATGACGATAAAGATTGGAAGAAGATAGTCTCGCTTTGGAAGCGGGCGATTCTCTGGATTCGCGGCATCGATGTCGCCTACAGTCATAAAATCTCAGGCTACAAGTTCCTTTCTGTTGACCAGCATCTTACCGTCGAGATGGACAAGCGAATGGCATCAGCCGAGAAGAAACTGCGCAAGGAAGCTCATAAGTTATTGCTAATTCGCGACGACGACCTGAACGACCATCAGCGGCAATTGCGGCTGCATTTGGCGAATCAGGCGAACGATTCAGCGGGGAAGATTAACAGCCAGCGGTCGATGGCGTTGACATGGAAGAAACGACCAGAGACTTTGCCAAGGATTAGTTAGGCCAGTAGAGGCAGGGCGGGGCCGGGCGTGGCTCGGCGTGGCGTGGCACGGCGAGGCGGGGCAAGGCAAGGCGCGGCGCGGCGAGGCGAGGCATGGGGTCTATGACCAATAAGGGCGACGATATCCCGTTTTGATGTTGAACGAATCAAATAAAAGTGGATACTCATACTGTCGGGACTAGAGCACCGAACATACGATAGAGAACCCGCAGTAAGTTGCCTCGCTCTAGCACGTGAAAAACGTGGGGGCGGCTTGCTGCGGGTTTTTTTGTGGAGTAGTTAGAGATGAAGGTTTCGGATGTTGTTTTCAGGGACGATCTTTACCCTCGAATTGACACTAGCGCAGAAACTGTGCAGAAGTACGCCGCCGACCTGACTGTTTTGCCGCCGATCGAAGTTAATCAGCATGGCGAGTTGATCGACGGTTGGCATCGCTGGACGGCGCATAAAAAATGCGAAGAGTCGGAAGTGGCTGCGGTTGTTATCCAGACACGCAGCGACGAGCACTTGCTCGAACTGGCGATTGAGAGTAACGCAAAGCATGGCCTGCAGTTGAGCCAGTCAGACAAGCAGAAGATGGCACGCCGTATCTATTCGGTTTGTGATCCGAGTGAACAGAAAGACAAAAAGAAGCAACTTGCGAAGATCCTTTCTGTGAGTGATCGAACAGTGAGCGGTTGGCTTTCGCGGATCGACAAGGACCAGCGGGAGGAACGCAGTCGCCACATTTTCGATATGTGGTTGGCGTGTCGCACTCAGCAGGAAATCGCTGACGCGGTTGGAATACCAGTTGGCAGCATAAAAGAGACTTTAGTTGGTTTTGGCATCATTGCCGATTCCAACAAAACTGACCAGAACGCGGCCAATCACGAAACGGACTTTGAGGCGCCAATCTACAACGTATGGAAACAGCAGACGAAGTCCGAAGGTTCAGGTCACTTCGGGAATAGTGAAGTGCGATGGCTCGACAATCTCATCTACCTTTACACAGATCCATTCGATACGGTGCTCGATCCGTTTGCCGGCGGCGGTTCGACAATCGACATTTGCAAAAAGCGTTTGCGCCGTTACTTGGTCAGCGACAGGAAACCGATCGTTGAGCGAGAGAAGGATATCCGCAAGCACGACATTAAAGACGGGCCATGTAAGCCGCCGCAATGGAAGGATGTCAAACTGGTTTACCTCGATCCACCTTACTGGATTCAGGCAGAAGGCGAGTACAGCGATGACGCTGACGATCTTGGCAATCAAGAACTAGATGACTTCACTGGAAATTTAGCGGCGATCGTGAAGAAATACGCCGCAAAGATTTCAGATGCGCACATTGCACTGATAATTCAGCCTACGCAGTGGAAGGCACCAGATCGCCAGTTTACTGATCACATTGGCGACTTGCTGCGTGCGGTTAAGTTGCCAGTGCAGATGCGATATTCAGTGCCTTACGAGTCTCAACAGTGCAACGCTCAAATGGTTCAAT